CTAAAATGAATCTTGATGAATTAACATTAATAACACCGGATGGATCCTCTACCCCTATTGTATGCAATAACCCTGCAACGTATGTACCTGTAAATAAGTTGTAATGGGTGAACTGCATATTGATATTCGCCTTTGCGTAGATATTGTATAACTGACTGAATAGCAATGTGGCAAGGTTTGAATAACTTCCGCTAATGCCGAATCGAGTGAATCCAGTTAAAGCATTGTCTGTTATAGATAAAAGCGATTGCAGTTGCGTTACGTTTAGTAACGGAAACTGATTACCTATAGGAGTTGTTATTTGTTTCTTATACTGATTACTTGCCGTTTGATTAAATAAAACTTGTTTAGGGCCATACACTGACTTTGCTTTTCTTTTCACATTCGCAACAAACATATTGGATATACCTGCCGATGTTACCCTAAATTCTATTGATAAAGTTCCTGTAATTGGCGATGGATTTGTGATAATAGTTTTAGTTTCTAACGCTGTATTGTTTTTCGGTTCTTCAAAATATAGAAAACTATTGAACCATTCAGGCGCACCCGATACCAATCTCCCCCAAGCATACACGGTGGCACCGCTTGTAACGCTTATCCCTATTTCCATGTCGCCAGTTGATGCAGTAATACATTGGAACTCTATTTCTAAAATATCTCCTTCACTTACAAGGCCGCATGACAAGGCAGTAAATGTTGATTGAGTACTTCCGGATGTAAACCTTGCACCATATACACCGCTTTCAGGCCCCATCGTAAAAGTGCCACCACTTCCCAATGTTCTACTCCAATTTGTCGGAATACCGGAAGTAAGCAATGCCATGTTACCATTGTCAACTGTATTTTCAGGGTACTTTAATTCTCCGGTAAGTTCAAGCGAATTAAATGACTTTTTGATTATTTTGGTTTGGCTATTTTCTACAAAGTAAAATGGTACTGAACCATTATCTTGATACGGCTGAATAGTTCTATTTATAGGCACATTCGATAAGGTATCTGTAGAAGATACCCCATCTGTACGGAATACACGAATAGTATCGGATGCTCTTTCATTTACGGAAGTTATCCACCATTCCCCACCCGATTGATATATTTGCGCACCGTGAGCAATGCAAATATCTTCGAGTACATCATAGCAGTTCTTATAAGTATAATCGCTATTAGTCCAACGGGCAGGGAAGATGTGAGTATTGCGAATGTATGATGTTGATGTACTATGTGCCGTTGCATAGTAATTGATTGCCGAATTGATATAGTACTGCACCGGAAATTCAATATTCTTTAAGCAGTTGCGAATGATTTGCAGTAGTGATTCAGATGTATTGATATTTGCAGATGTAGGAACGTATGGTACTGATTTGAGCAATCCTAACCCATCCACGCAAATAATATCAACAAAGTTCCTGCCCGTTGTAAAAGCTATGCTAATACTATCCATCAATACATAGCCCTGCCATATAAAATAAGTGCCACCATTGGCCGAAAATCTTACATAGTACTTTTTATCGTCTGTTGAAACAAGGTCGGGATATGGGCCTGTAAAGTCGGTAAAATCGGCTCTTATGGTAAATAGTGTAGGAAGTACGGGCTGAAAAGGATCATCACCGGAAGCAAGGCACTCTAACAAAAATGGACTATTTCCTGTGGCTACGCTATACACGGAACCTGTGTAATCATTTTCCCAAATTTCAGCATCATAGGTTAACCCTGACTTGCTGATTGCAGAAAATGTATATTTCTTCCCGTATGCCATATTAGGTTGTTAATGCTCTGAATGTATTGGTTCTACTTTGTGAAAGCCATATATCGTTACCTCTCACTACACCCTCCACCACTACTCTGCTATTGCCTCCACCCATCTGCGATGCTGATGCGATTATTGACCGCATTTGGTCGGGTCTTACGATATGCTCTGTACCGTGTAACATCACCGGATAACCAGAACGGGGGCCTGTAACGGTACCACCTTCAGCAAAACCGAGAAGTTTGCCAAGAAGTGAAAGGAACCCACCGCCTTTCTTACCACCACCAACTGTACCACCCATTAATGATGCCCCTACTGCTTGACCGCCTTTAAATGCAGCACTTCCCCCCATAGTTAATGCAGACATAATACCCTGAAATATTGCCGCCTTCGCTGCTGCCATTGCAATATCAACCGCTAACCTTTTGAACATATCGCCCAATGCAGTACCAATGCTTTGACCGTTAATCATAGCATTGAACATTCCAGTCATTGATTGCGTTAAGTAGTTTGCAGTATCTGCTGCGAATGCTTCATCCTTCTTTAACTTTAACATACTCAAAGCCATTGATTGTTCTCCAAGTGCTTTGGTTAATGTGTTGTTAGCAGTAGTGGTTAACTGAATGTTGGTTATGTCTCTTTGTTGGGGAAGGTTAATGCCTGCACTATCTACCGTCCCAGTTTCTAACCTACCCATAGTTGCTTTTAACCTATTAAGGGCAGTTTGTTCTACTATTAAATTATTATAGTATTCAAGTTCTTTTTGTGCTTTTACATAAGCATCTATTTCTGCTTTTGTTGTGTCAGCTGCGCCTCCCGGCTTTGTTCTTGAACCTGCTAATGTTTTCTCTAATTGTATAGCTTGTTCATTCAGCTTATTAGCTGAATCTAAAAGGAAGTTTTGTTGTGTGAGTGATTTGTTTACATCATTTGAAACAGTTTCTGCAAGATTCATGTTCTTAAAGAAGGACTTTGTTGCGTTCATAGCAAATTCTATCCAATCTTTATCAAAATCAAACATCTCTCCACTTACCAATCTTGCATTTAACTCTGCTGCTTTTGCTTGAAATACGTTTGCTTGTGTCCTCAACTGCATAGCTTTTACAACCGTTGCAGTATTTTTGACCATTAATTCCTCCGCTTCCTGTATGCTATTTGCATAACCTATGCTACTACCTAAACTATCATTATACTTATCAAGTGCTTCTTTTTTACTTAATACTCCTGCCCTTGCTGAATTGAAGGCATCCTTTACATCATAAACCTTTATGTTAAAATCAGTTATTGATTTAGTTTGTGCTTGCATTGCATCGGAAGCATCCTTCGACCCCCTTGTCCAGTTCGCTAACCCTATTTGAGCAAATGATAAAGCTGCAACAATACCTGAAAAGGCAAGCCCGGCAGCACCGGCAGCAGGAACTAATTGAGTTAAGTTGTTCGATATAGCATTAAAACCATACGGCAAATCCTGTATAACTCTACTCATTCCAGTAAAGTCAGTACCCAACTTCTTTACTCCTTTACCACTATTACCTGCTGATTTCTCAACCCCATCAAGAGATAGGATAGTTTCCTTAATGGCTGCAATGGCTTTCTTATTGTCCGCACTAATTAATATTTCGAGTTTTTCCGGTGCCATTGCTTTATTTTAATGCTTCTGATAATTTCTTCATATTTTCGATGAACTGCTCTTGTGTCAATCTCTCCCCTCTATCCGGTACTTCATCCGTTGACAAAGGTAAGAAATCTGTTATGCTTTTGCGCCCCTTCGTGTCGGTGTTGGTGCAGTACATCACATACGCTATCAACCTCGTCCTCTGCCATTCCGCTAACTGCTTCGCTTCATACGCTTTGCGATATAATAAAAAATCTCGCCACCGAATAGACCAAAACTGCTCAATAGTTAGGCCCGATTCAATGGCGAGAATTATAACCTCATCCCAAGTCTTGTCCCGGTGGTTTAACTTTTTTTTTCTTCCTCCGGTACGTTTTTATCAGCAGGTATATCAGGTACCATTGCTTTCATAGTGTACTGAATGAATTCAAGTACCTGCGATCCTGTGAACTGCAATCCACCACCCTCATCAATCAACTGCGATGCTTCCCTTTCGCTTATCACCTTGCCGGCTCCCTCACTTGCCGCCTGCACCATTGTAATAACGTGCTTAAAGGTTAAGGATTGCCCATCGTACATCTCCAACATCTTACCTATTGGCAAGTTGCCATTCATTTCGCAGAATCGGTGCATCGCCCAGTTATTCCAAAGTAAACTAACGCTGCCCGTTGAAGTTTTTAACTCAAATGGTACGGGCATAAATTAGTAGGTCTTGGTTTGGGTAAGTGGAGCATTCTGAACCTGGAACTCCGCATCGAATTTCAGCAGGTCTTTGTCAGTTGCATCCAATGAAAGCGAAGTAACAAAGATGTTACCGCTATACACGATGTCGCCGGATACAGGGGAAGCAGGGCCAAAACGGGCAGGAATAGAATCACGGTTAACGAGCATGGAATACAAACGGTCATAGCTTTCACGGCTACCGCTACCTGTTTGGTCAATGGCATTTCCACTACAACTGATTGTCTGACTTACGGAATTACCGGGAAGTTGCTCATCTCCACACTTACTATCGGCATCAATGGCATCACGGGTGATCTCCATTGAGTTTGATGTAAGGCAGGCAACGGTCTGAAAACTACCGTTTCTGTCGAAATCCAGTTGAAGGATGATGTCCCTCGCATTTACAAAAGTGTAACTCATATTTATTGTGTTTGTGAAATTATAAATTCATACCGCAAAATTACACGAAAAGTGTTATCAAATGGATCCAAGTCCTCCAAGTTAGTTACCGATGCCAATACCACATTCTTACAATCCCATCCTACAGGTAACACAACCACCGTATCACTATTTATCGCACCCATTACCGCTTCCGCTATTTGCTCCGCCCTCTTGAAGCCAAAGTTACTACTTTTCGTTGTTATATCTATGTTGACGGAAACCATGTTGATATACCCTTCCTTCCCTTCCTCCTGCCCGGATGTTCTACCTGTTATGGTAATGTATTCAGCCGGCTCATTTGCAGGCACCATTGCATCGTAAACATCAATGTAGGTATAGGCAGCCAGTTGAGTAACTAACCATTGTTTAATCGGTATGGCAGGGTTTTTCATTATCATTTGCGCAACAAGTTTTGAATCCGCTTAATCAGTTTCGGTCTTTCATCAAGATAGGCAGGGATAAGGAATGGTTGTGGCTTGATGCCGTTTTTAAGTATAAAGTAGGCCATTCTTTCAGCTACCCTCAAATCTTCCGACAATCTTTGATCTCTATTTCCTTGCCTTCTTCTTGATTTTACTTTGTAAGTTCCTGCTAACTTATTACGCCTTACATAGAGTAAAAGTGCAAGTATCATATCCCCGTAATCGCCTTTACCTTTCCCCCTGAATTGTGCAGCATAGGCAGCGAATCCATTATGTATCGGGTGGCTCATTGCCTTTTTCTTTGTGCCGAACTCTACATAAGCAGCATACCCGATATCCGAATAAACCGATTTCATCAACGGCTCACCGATGTTATGCTTTATGCTTTGCCGTAACTTACCAAAGTTAGCAGGTGCCATCCGCTTTGCATTGCGTTCAATGTTCAATGCTGATTGCGACATCAAGTTATTAAGACCTGGACCCATACGTTCAGCAGCAATGTCAAACATCTTTCTAACCGCCTTGCCCCCCACTAAATTCATGCTGAATTCGGCCATTACTTAAAGATTTGTATTTCCAAATATTCATCCTTATTCTCAACATTCGTAATAGAATGAATGGTGTATTGCTCACCGCTTATTTCTAATCTGTAGGTTTGATCGATTGTAAGGGGGTAGCGCACGAATACAGTAGCGGATGCCGTGTAACTTACCTGCGCTGCAATCAAAGAACGGCTATCACCAAGCGGAATAAACATACCCCAAATGGTGGCAGTATTCGCATAGGTAACCGTATAACCCCCCTCACCATCGCTCACCTGTGTAGGTTGTAACACACCAATCGGCTCATGCAGTAATTCTGCAGACAGATAATTCGGTCTTGTACCTTTTAACCTCATAGTATTGGCGATTGACGGGTGAACTGCTGACACGCTCTCCATGCTTTCTCACAAATGCCCATACCTTCTGCACCTGCCCCCCTATTTTCGTACATATGATTCACCTGGTCAAGAATAGCGAACTTTAACGCAGCCGGCACATGGGTATAACCTACCGTATATTCCGCTCTCATGTTCTCTATCTGTGGAAAAGTAATTCGGGGATAATTACCGCCTATGATTCGTTTGTCAGTTAGGATTGTACCGGTATAATCATCGTACAATGTAATATCGGAAGTGATAGGGCCGTATGGCAATTGATAGGCACCTCCTTTGTTGCTGAACCATACCTTCACCTGCTTTGTTATTACGCTGATACCTGCTGCATCTTCGATTATCTTTCGGGCAGAACTAATCAACTGCGATACCTGCGCATCTTCGCTTGTATGGCTAACTCTAATGTATAGTTTCGCTTCTGCAAGCGTTACCGGCTCCGCATAGCTTACCTCTGTGATTTGCGAATCTATTGTAAAAGAGTAGTTACCCATTGTTCAAAGTTTATTAATTTATCATGCGGCCTTAACTGCTCTGCCCTGTCAAATGCCGCCCTACTGCAAAGTTCGTAATTATTCATCACATTTTGTATGGCCTTCACCCATTGATGAGGTCGGTCAGGGCTGCAATAAATTCCTGCATCCCCACAATTCTCCCTTAATGCCGGTAAGTCACTTACAATGCAAGGTATTCCCGATGCCATTGCTTCCGTTGCCGTTCTTCCCCAACTCTCATACTGCGATGGCATCAAAAGTATCTTTGTGCGCTTGTATGCATTCCTAATGTCGGGCTGATTCGCCAAAAAGGTTACATTTTGTAACCCTTTGTAAATCTGTTCCCCATAGCCGCCTTGTACTGCCAAGAACTTGTATTCGGGCATCATTTGTGCCACCTCATAAAATAGTTCGGCTCCCTTATTTCGATTGAGATTGATTAGCGTTATTTCTTCCCCACGTTCAACCCTATAATGGTCAATATTCACAGGCGGTTGAAGTATGAATGAATTGTTGGGATATTTTCCGTGTTCACTCCCCCAATAGGAATTGTAAACCACGTTTATATGCTGATTCCGTCTGACGGATATGTAATTGAAAGTATTGTGAGCAAACCATACGGCCGGCTTCTTTGTCTTTTTGCAGTCCTCTGCCACATCTGCTGCAAAATCTAATTGTGTGAAAATTACATCCGCCCAATCATGGTGAAAGTACCAATCATGTGAGCGATTAAAAACGGGTATTCCTTCGTACTCATAGTACTCATTGTTCATTGCGGAGGTCATGACCTTGACGAGATGGCCACGCTCCATTAACCACTTGTTGATTTCGTGTGCGTTCCATTCCGACCCTGACTTCGCCTTTGGGAGATATTGCTGCACGTGCCACAATACACGCATTTTTGGCTTTTTTTCGTTCACGCTTTTTCATAATAATAAAGGGGGAGAGTTTCCCCTCCCCCCTCATTGATGTTAGATAGTAGCGAAGATAGCGGAGTTAGGAAGCATCAAGTTGATGGCTTCGTAACACTCAATCCGGGCAGTAACCATGTTGGTAACGAAGTTGTTTTGATCTTCGTAACTCAATTCAATGTTAACACCGTTCACTTCAACTCTCTCCAGGTAGTTAGCATCGAACAGGAATGCACGGCTATTAGGCACCCAGTTGCAACCAACGATAGGTACACCTGCAATGTTCAATACTCCTGCTTGACCGACTTGCAATCCACCTGCGCCCATGTAGTAACCATTGGTGAATGATTCATTCAGCAACAAAGACCATGTAGCGTTTGAAACGAATACAACGGATGCGCTGAAATCACCTGCACGCAAGTTGCCAATCAACTGGATAATATCACCCAAGTTAGTGGCAGCGGAAGTAGTGGTAGAACCAGTAGCGGCGCCGGAAACGGTAGAGAAGAAAGAAGCATTTTCTGCACGGAAGAAATCACGAGTTAACAAACGGGGTAAAGTTTGGCTCATGAAAGGCAGAGATGCTAACATCTGACGGCTGAATTTGCTGAAACCTGCGATGAACTGATTAACAGTTTTAACCTCGGTCAGAGAGTAATCGTTCTCACGCTTCAAAGATCCTTCGAGTTGTGCAGCGATGTTGTTGGCGTTACCGGCTGCCTCACGGTATGTAACATACAAACCGGTGGGGCTTTGAGTGGTAGGCACAAAATCACGGAAGTTAACCAACTGTGCAGGGTTGATTGCTTGACGGCTATTGTAAGTAGCAACGCTATCACCGGACAGGTTAGAAGCCAAAGTGATGGTTTTAACTTCAGGCAGTTCGAGGTGAAGGCGGCCATTCTTTCTCATTTCAGCTTCGATGTTAACTCCTTCGAGTTTCTCGGCAAGTGCTTCGCTGAATGATTTGCCTTCGGGTTGACCTTTCTTAACTTTAGTGGTCAGGGCATCGAATTGAGATTGCATTGCATCTTTAAACTCTTTCAGTTCAGCAGCAGTTGCAACTGATTCGAGTTTGCTTTGAAGTCCGGCTACAACGGATTTAGCTTCAGCGGCATCGGTTTTTGCATTGGCACTATTTGCCAATACTTGCGTAAGGTTATCACCGATAGATTTAACCTCCGCAGCGATTTGTTCTTGTGTCATTTTACAAGTGTTTTAAATCTGTTATTTAATTGTTTGAGTGCATCCAATACAACAGTTGATTCCGGCTCGACTGCTTTCGCTGCGGGTTGAGTGGTGATTTCGTTTATTGCAGTTTGGATTTGCTTTATTTCAATCTCCAATAGGGAGAATGTTTCATCTGTGAATGTGCCGTGCTTGAACGCTTTGATTAGTTTCTCTAATCTCCCGTTTAGCGTTTCCTTCACTACCTCTGCATCCATTCCTTTGTAGATGGATATAGTAGGTGTTTCGGGGTTTGCTGCCCATAAAACGGCACTACCTTCATAGAGCATAAGTTCTGTAATGGTGCGGATGCCTGTTGAATTATCCATCTCCGATTTGATTGTGCTAAAACCGATTGAGTGCTGATTGATAAGACCTGCTTCATATAATTTCAGCATATCTTCACCCATTTCCGTTTCAATAACTTCAGTTACGGCTATGAGTGCATCGCCTTCAACGTATAACTCTTTCGGCTTACCCAAAGCATACTTCATAGAAGTCTTATGGTCAACCAATGACCATATAAGGTTTTTACCTTGCGGCCCTCTTTCATTGATTGTCTTTGTAAATGCAGCAGGACTGATAATGTCATTGTCAAGGTCAACATTGCTCATTCTTGCCCATACGGCTTTCACCTTGCGGCTTTCTTTGTCAACATCTTCAACCCCATTCATTATATCCTTAACGCTATATTGCTTCATTTATCAACATTTGTAATTGCAAAAATAAGCTATTATTCCACATACTCCACAGGGTGCCGGCCGGCCCTCTTAAGTTGCCTTGTATTGATACGGGCATATCGTTTTCATCCCTCACTACTTCAAATCCAACGGTGCATCTGCAGTTACACACGTTCCCTGCACTTGCTCTGCTATCACCAGGGTATTCCATTTCTTCACCTGACTTAACTCCAAGTATGTTCAAATCATTTTCCTTTGGCACTAAAAACGGTTCATCTACTGCCACACGCTTACCATCCATGTGCAAATGGTCGAACTTATCACGAGGGATGCGCCTTGTCCTATCATCGGTTATCGCTATCCATTCCTTTTCGGTCTGCAGTCCTGTTGATACGGCACCTAACAATGCACCCTGATTTGCGGCCCTTGTTGTTTCAGTACGGGCAATCAGTTCGGCACGGTAAGCATTGATACCTGACTTTTCGAGTTCGGTCATCATTTGGGTTATGCTCCACCCTTCCTGCATCCCTTTGATTAATACCTTGCGGATAGTTTCCTTTGTGGTTGATGTGATGCCATCGGTCAGCATAGTTAATCCTTGATCAAGGAACATCTTAATCACTATCGCCCATCTTTGTTGCGGTGTCAAGTTATCCTTTATACCTGCTTTGCGCCTAATCTTATCATAGTTGTATTTAGCCATTGTCATTCCTGCACCTTGGTGCAGTTGGCTTATAATACGCTTTAGTCCGCTTTGGTCGGGTTGTTCGCCATTGAGTATAGCTTTGCATTGCTTATCAAGTTCCTTCTTGATTAGCACCCTGTATTTCTTCCGGTATTTGTTATAAAGTTGGCGGTACATCTGGCAGATTAGTGAAGTCATCCATTGGCATCAAACCTTGTGGGATATACAACTTTTGATAATCTTCAAGCGGCACATTCGGATCGGGTGCGATTCCCATTACTTTTAGTTTCTGTTCCGGTGTCAGCCACCATGAAGTATTCAGCCATTGCGCCTGCGCTTCCCTGTTGGCTTCAAGTTCCTGATATACGGTAAGGTCAAAGTCCACGAATATGTCGGTATTCTTGTACCCCCAATCCGTTTTCATCTTCCGGTTAAGGTTATCCCGAATGGCAATTAATTCGGGAAGTACTGCCCGTAAAGTCAGCGATTTCTCCGCTTCACGCATATTGTTATAAGTGGCTGCATCTTGCGAACCTAACAGTACAGGTGGTACACCATAGATTGAGCATAACGCTTCCTTATCCCATTTCTCTGCTTCGATTAGTTGCAGATCTTTTGCAGGTAGGCCCATTTGCTGCCATCCAACCTTATATGCACTAATGGCTGCACTTCCATACTTGCCTGCACCGGATGACATTGATAATTGTGTTTTAAGTGCCTGTGCTTGTTGACCACCACTTAACGGATCGAATCTCATATCATCCATATAAAGTACTCCTAACGGCCCCATATTATCAAACATGGCAACAGATGCTTCCTTTGCACTATTCGACCTTGTTAACACCTTGCTTGCCGCCCGTAAAGGTGATAACCCATACAACTGCCCTCCGGTTGCTGACCATTCAGGGTTGAAGTATTTATCATGTAGGATCTCAATCGTGTTGAATGGTATGTACTGACCATAGTACAACTGATAAGCTACTTTCTTTGGTGGGAATTGTTCAATGTCAACTTTAACGGCCATGTATTGTGCAGGTAGTACATAGAGTTCCATTGGCTTGCCCTTGTTCACAGATGCATCGCCCACCATTTTCGCATAAACAAAGGAATTGCCCGTGATCTTCTTAAACCCTACCCATTGCTCGATAAGGTCGCTCCATGAATCTTCGCTATTCGGATATTTCAACAACTCATTTAGCCGGGCATCGCCTTCGTATAGTTCAAAGGCCTGTTCTTTCAGTTCCTTTAGTTCTTTGAGGTCAATAGTAACGGGTGAGTTTAGTTTCGCCTGATACTGCTTTGCTTTCGCCTTGTCCTTCACCTTATACACTCCCCAGGGTGCAATCTTCGCCTTTTGGGTAATCAGTTGAATGATGGCATATACCAAGTCATTGCCGATGTAACTATCCCTAACAATTTCTGCCTGATTCTGACCATCCCAAGTTATCAATCCCCTTTCGATTGAAACTTGAACAGGTGATTTAACGGGTGCTGCCTTGCGTTTAAGGAAATCGAATAAACCCATAAGTTATTATTTGTTACTGGCAAAATTACGATTAATTCGCCTACCATACTGCCACCTGAAATTGCGGCTTGTGCAAGTGGGTGAAGATGGCATAGCGCATTGCATCTAATCCATCATCATTCTCTTTCACCGGTTCATCAATCACATTATCGTTCTTATCCTTCTTCCACTTGTACGATTGCAACTCCCGAATGATGTTCTTACTGTTTGCAGTAACGTACAACGGATAAGATTTAACTTTCAATATTCCCGGCCATACTTCTTTGTTCGCTGCCTGTGCATTGATACCACCCCTGTAAAGTTCCTCAATGCTTTTGGGTTCGGCTGCATCGCAGTACACCGGTTTGCGGTCGCTAATGTGGTCTTTCACTTCCCTGATTATTTCGGATGGAGTTAACCCAGATTTGTAAATCAATTCGTTGACATAATTAGCCCCTTCGTAATGACATACGTTGACGAGTGCAAGTGGGTGAACATATCCAAAGTCCAAACCATAGAACATATCTCCCCCCTCCGGCATCTTGTCTATTATCTGCCATTTGGTATAGATTATCTCCTTTGCGGCACCCCTTTCGCCTAATCCGTACACCTTCCACATGAAGTCATCGGGCAGGTTCTTATACCCTTCAATGATGTCTATCTGTGTTTGGGATAAGTTGCCTTTGTTGTGTATGTAAGTAGATTTTATCCGCTTGTTGTTTGGATTGTCGGCCACATCGTACACCCATGATACGAAGTCCGCAGGGTTCCAATCTAAAAAGATAGTTCCCGTTGTACGCATGGCCAATTGGTCGAATAGTGCTTTACGGATAAGGTTCGCTTCGTTTACGAAAAGAATATCTCTGCCCGGCCCCCGTGCTTTCTGCTCATCTTCAAGTCCGAATAGTTCGATATAACTTCCATTAGGGAACTTGTATATGAAATCAGTATAGCTGAAATCTTCATCTTTCCACATATTCCATTCCTCCATAATGGTCTTGAAATCCCTGTATGCTCCCCGTTTGATGTGTGGGAGGGAATGCGATACGATGCTGATTCGCTTGTTACGTTGGGTAGATGCTATTTGAATCAACAGTTGAACGATGGAAAATGATTTTGACGATCTACTTCCCCCCTCATTGCAGATTATCGGGTAACCTTCATTGTATGCCTTTTCATTGGCATAGAATACGGATGTCGCCTTTATCTGCTTAACTTGTTGCGATACCACACTTCTTGAATTTGTCCATGGTTATAAAGTCCTCTTTAGTTTTCTGCATAACACAGTAAACATTCCAACCGTCTGTCGTGTTACCCATAGCAGGATGCTCACCAATATCAATGAGAGAGTAATTACCAAAGCCAGCGAGTAGCTTATAAAAGTCCGTTGTATAGTAATTAAATCCATGCCCCGGCCAATTCCCTGTCTTTGGGTTTTCGCTGACAATGAATCCTCCGACCTTAACGAGGTTGTGTTTGTTCTTCCAACAGTTGTAGATTGCTTTGATGTCATGCTTGCCGTTGGTTCCAACGTGTTCGGAGGTTCCTGCATCCACCAAAAGGTCATACTGTACTCCGAAATCATGTAGTTGTGAAAGGTCATACGGTTCACTACCGTTCTCTCCGCTAATGTCAAATGCGACATAGTTCTTGTTTGCATAGTAGGTATCTTTAACGTATGGTGCAGGTAGTGTCGGATGTCGGTAATCATTCTGTGCGCCTAAATCTACCACCGTTTGCACTCTGTCAATTACAAGGTCTATTAGTTCGATTGTTTTTCCTGTGTAGCCCATATTATTTACAATAGGTTGATAAATCTTTTAAGTAATCATGGAAAAGATGCCAGTGATATGAATCTGCAATTTCATCATAATCACACATCCAGCCAATTTCATCCATCATCATTCGTTTAGCTTTTGACCATACTTCATACCAATAAATAACTTTTTTCTTTGCTATAAGGTTTTCTTTTTTTACAAATGATATAACATCTTTCAAGCATGGATTTACTTGAAGTATTTCATCAATTGTAAGTTTCTTATTTACATCGTATAAACTTTCCATATTACAAAGTTAATCTTTTACCCCCCAATTAATGAAGAACGGTTCTACTGGCATAAATTCCCGGTATGCAAGTCCACCATACGGCTGCACCTTTACACCATTGAGATTCATGATAGCTGATAGCAGCGATTGATCATGTCTGCTGCTGACATAGTGTGGATTCTTACTTTCGTTATGGTGAAAGCAGTTATTAAAGGCGCCTTCAATCCACTTGTCAAATATCGGCTTTGTTTTTGGGTGGTCGAAGTCGAACACTATGCAACAAGCCATAATCTGATACATTGACACAACATCCTGATAGTTATTAAGTCCTAACCATGCGATTTGATGGTCAGGCATATACTTATGCAGCGGATGACCTTCATTATTCCACGCTACTATACCATGCTCGGCTGCAAGTTGCCACAACGGATCAGGGTTGCGCATTACTCTAATAGTGCTATCACACCATATTATTTTTCGGTAACCTAACTCATACGCTTCAGCTACCATTACCGGCTTAAACTGGTACGGCATATTTTGATGGCTCCATGATTCGTATTGCTGCGATTTCGGCCATTTGCCTTGCAGTATCTTTCTGCTTTTGTACTCATCTACATACCCATCAACACTTCGAAGATGAGTATCATAGTGAGGAGCATTGCTATTGATTGAACGGATAAGTCCTAACATCGCTTCATTGTAGTTCTCCCTGCCTGTGGAGGAAAGGGATGTAATTATCTTGCCCATATTACATTCTCTAAATTGTTAAGTAATTTTTTGTGCAGTCCGAACCCATTGCAGTACTCTTTAATGAGTTGAAATAGGTCAGCATTGCCATTGTGTTCAATGCATACCATTTGCGTATGCGATAAGTTAATCTGTTCTAATATCTCAAAGTCCATACCTTCCGCATCAATCGAAATGAAATCGAATACTTTGTATGGTGAGTTCTTTACTAATGTCTTATAAGTCCAAACCTCTGTCATTCGTTCCTTAAACTCTGTACCATTCCATCTTTTCATCTCTGATTTCTTAATGGTGGATAAAAGCGATACATCGCCCCTGTTCAAATGTGTTCCCATTTCATGAAAGGTACAAGTGCCGTCTGCCGTACCGATAGCAACATTGAACGCTTTTACCTTGTCATTGGGTGGTATGCGATTGAAGGCATCTTCACTTGGCTCTACCAATACCCCACCCCATCCATTGAGTTGCAGGGCATAGGTATTGGACAAAGTTTGTCCATCATTGGCACCAATGTCGAGGAATGTACCAGGTACATTGAAGTACTGTTCAATTACATCTTGTTCGTTGTTTTGGGAGTATCTCATTTGCCGTAGGTTTGGGTGTAGTATTGTTCTGTGTATTTTAATGCTTCATCTCTTTTTATTAGATAATGCATACCAAACGGAATGTTATTGTTTTTATAAAACATATCCATTTGAGCATCCTCTATCTGCTGCTGAAACATTTCTTTGGCTTTGTCAAAGTCAAAATCATAAACAAACCTTTCTCTTAAAAATTGCTCTTCCAACCACTCTACTGCCGTCTGTTGTGCCAACTGTTCGGAATTTCCGAATTGTTTATCTTTATAAAACCCCAATCCAACTACTTCCTCCCATAATTGTTTCATTGTTGTTCTTATGGCTTCTTTATGTGGTTCTTCTAAAAGCCCAAAATCATGTCTATATCTCATAGCCATGGAATCAATTAACTTCGGGTCAGGTGTCTGTTGTGCCATGTTATTTGCCTTTTAGTTTTTCAATCTCCCTTTCAATATACCACTTCGCTTTCTCTAAATCCTCAATAGGATTATCCGTCTTTCTCCCTGCCCGTGCGACGTACTTAATAACATTACCCAAGCAGAAGTTCAATCCCCATGCTTCGATAACGTTGATAGCTTCGTATGTGCCGGTGTGGTAGTAGGGTTTGGGTTTATGTAAATTACCACAAAGTGAACAAGGTATCACACCAAAAACACTATCTACTTTCCCTGTATCATTACAATATTTGCAATTATACTCTGCCATTACTTATTCGTTCTAAACTGATAGTGATAAAGTTCCTTCTCAATCTTGACCTCTGTCTGCAAAACCTTTGCATTGTGCATCGCAGTAGCGTACAGGTAATCTTCCCCAATCTTAATGTCTTGGAATGGGAATTTAACCGCAATCTCCCTGCGCACAGGTACAATGTGATTCGGATAGCGATAATATGCCCCATCCTTCGCTTCATAGCCGTATTCCTTACTGATATACCACTTTCGCTCATCCTTGCCATTGGTGGTCATTATACCGTTAAACACAATTACATCAGGATCCTGCTTTGCGGCTTCGAGAATGTCAGCGATGTAGGTGGGTGCAATCATATCATCATCATCAATGAATACGATGTACTTCCCGGTGGACTTGCCTATGAGATAGTTCCTTTTGCGGCCTGTACTCATAGCACCATTATCCGATTCAACAATGATTTCTACTTCATCAAGTAATTGAATTGGTAACCGTGCCTTTTGCTGCACTAATTCCTGCAAAAGTCGGGTAAGATAACCCTCACGGCCTTGGATGGTGCAGATTAAAATTGATAGGGTCATACATTCTCATTTGGGAATCCGGCGGCTGACCGCTTAATGTAGGTTTGTTCATCAATGTGGTAGTAACCCTGCGTATGCCTTAACTGCGCATCAATCGGCTCACCAGTCCATGCCGGGTGGTAATGATCGAAGATGCGTTCCGGCACATACTTCCACTTTCCTAACTTCTTCGCCACATCCATTGCCTCATTGTCGCACCATAGGGAGAAGTATTGTGGGTGGTAGATATAACCGAATCTTTCATAGTAAGTCCTCCCCATTATGCTCATGGTAGGTAGCAGGTGATTAACCCTGCCATCGGGAAAGTGAATGAACTGGTCAAGATTATCAGCGAAGGCATTGATTATTTTAATGTCATAACCTGGAACAAGGAATCGCATATCATCGCTCATGTTCACCACTATATCACCCTTCCATCCTTCCATGCCCCTGTTGATAGCATGCACCTTACTTTCACTCTTACCATGTGTGAAGTAGATATTCGGATCCCTTTGCAGTTCGAGGTAATGGGTAGAATTAAGCGTTACATCATCATCATCATCTACCGTTATGCCTATGGTATAATCCGCTTTTTGTGAGTATGCTTTGATTGTGGCAATGGCAGCAGTCATTTTTGTAGGCCTACTGCGTGTGGCGAAGTTGTAATGTATTTTCATGTTTTCGGCTCTGGTCATACAAAGATAACAAAATTCTTTGCTGAAATCCATCTGAAGTCGGCATTTATGTTTTCCACACCCGGTACAAAGTTTCTCAATCGGCAATGGGAGCGCTATTTGGGTCGGGAATGATTTGGATAATGGTTTGGACGGGTTGTTGGATGTCCGCCTCCACTTTTGTCGGGATGAGTTTCGATGCCAAACGATAGAACTCTGTCGGGTTTGTCTTTGCCCATGCGGTCAGGTTGTGCTGATCATCTTCTTGCAATAAATCGAAAGCGGTAGCGAAATGCTCCCTGATTGATTTGGTAACCTTGTTGGGGGTTCCTTTGGGTCTACCATTCGGGTTGTTAGTATGTCCTTTCTTTGGCACTTTGTACTTACTTGTTGTTTACAAAGTTACCCATAACCACCCGAAAGTTCCAAATTTGCACAAAGTTGCACCATATTTGCAGTCAAAACCTTCATAACTCATTGAGTATCAGCCAAAGTTGCAAATTTGCAGTATTTTTGCACCCCATGTATATCTATATAAGGATTAGTATATTAGCATATATAGAGATATAAAATTATTATTACTTGAAATTTGCGCAAAAGTGCAAATTTGCCACCATACGCTATGATTATCAATGGTTTGCATATTTGCAGTGGGTGCAATTATTGCAAATTTGACTGCAAAAAAAACCCCAATGTAGAAACATCGGGGGAGGTTTTGTCTATCAAAAAAGAAAAGTAAAGTTACATCTTTTCATAAACTCCATGTGCGATGCGCTTAAACATTCGCTGAAAATCCTGCCTTCGCATAGCATCAACAAATCTACGGGGTTTGATATTTAAACGTGTGCAAAGTGCCTCCATTTCTTTCGTGGTAAACTTTGCCGGAAGATTATCAACCAACAAGCGGAGATCAGTAGGAAGGCCGGATTCATTTTCCTCATAGATACTACCCAAAATATGCATGGTGGATTCTGCATACCACCGGTAAAGCTGCCATGCTTGGTCAGCGACCTGACGAGTAACAAGTGGTACCATTGGATTCTGCATGATGGCTATGATGTGGCAGAATCGGAAGAAGTACGCTGACATCTTCGCTTCCGTACCCATCACATAGTCCTCCACCGAATTGGCTTTCCTGTCATTGGCATCCTTGCGTTGCTGCCTATAATATTTTGTTAAAATTGGTCTTGCTTCATCCGTTACAATGATTTTACGGGGTGGCTTATCGCCTTTGCTGAATTCTTTGTTGTGCTTGTAAAGTTCAAATATTAAATCGCTCCACTCTTGGCACATTGCCCGTGTCGGGGTGAATGGGTCCACTTCTTCCTGCAACTTGATGTAATCGGATTGCACCATAAGAAAACGGGATGCAAACCCTGACTGGATGCGGTCGGCACCAAATAAGTTTTTCAGTCTTGATGGCTGCGTTCCCATCAGCAGGGATATGTTAAGAGATTTCACTACCCTTTCCTTCGACCTGTCGGCCCGTATTTGCGTATAGCGGCCACCGCTGAATGCTTGGGTAAAGAAGGATATAGAATCGTTATTTGCTTTATGCGCCCCTGCATTGAGTATTGTTTCCGCTTCATCATGGTACACACCCATACCGCCTTGTTGGTCTTGCATAAGTGAGATATACCCCTCTGTTGTGCCATCAACGGCAAAGGGATGAAATCGTTTTGGGTGTGGTTTGTTGAAAGGTTCTTTACGACTATTGGCATCTGCCCGTTGTAGATTCCAATTCTTTACTTCTTCTTCATATTCTTTATCCTCCCTTGCTAACAAATCCTTTAACGGTGTTTCGCACATTGCTTTGAATGCAGGGGTTTTACCAACTGATACCGGTGCAATCATTAATGCAAATAAGATATTCTTGGTTTCATCCGGTAAATCGGAAGTAAAGCAGTTGCCGGCAAGTGATGCGATAGTCCATAGTCCTGCAGTTGCAAGGAACTCGGGGTGGAGTGATTTCTCATTAGCTACCTCAAACAATGATTTTTGCACAGGTAGTGGAAAAATATCGTAAGGGTATGATGTTGTGTCCTTTACGATGCCTATGTGCTGCAGTACTTTCTCCCAATCACGGCCTAAATGATAGAAAAGCATAAAGGATGCCGGCAAAGACCATTCGGGGTATTCTTCCTTATTGTGCCAGTTTGGGAAGTTATCCATGCTTGCGGAAAATATCAGCACCCTTTTTGCCGCATGGTACACCTTTGCGCTGATTCCAACAGATGTACTTCCTTGCCGCCTGTAGGCCCTAAATTTGTCCGCTTTTCTATAATGATAGTCAGGTATGGGATGAAGGCCGATAGTGTTTAAAATCGCCTCAAAACTATCTTCAGACAGATGTCCGTCATAATCGGATAACTGCTGCTCATACCCTTTTGGGTAGTTGATGGCTTTCTTTGTCGGATCATAGGCCGGTTTGTACTCGTTAAAGTACTGACTAACCTCTATCAAATAGTTATATTGTTCAACCGTTATTTCTTTAAGGTCAGCCATTGATTGGTGGAACTCCGTATAACCAGGTGTAGGGTAAGTGTAAACCACCGGGCCGTTGCAGTATAGTGCAATTACCTCGTTCCCTTCCGGATTGGCAGCTAACTGCTGCTTCTTGGGTAAGTGTCGGTAGTACATCCACACATGATAGCCACCGTTCCTCGTTTGCTCTATAAATAGGTTGTTGAGTATCTCCGGTGCCTCATTGGTTACCATAGCCATCCACTTGTTGAAGATGTCTTTGTCCTTCGTATTCTTTAGGTCAAAGTCAAGGCACCCGTAATTGTTGCCGGTGAGAATCATTAACCCGTTATCGGATGGGCGCAGGGTAAGATCATCGGGATTGCTCCAGTTCCTGTGTGATACGGGTTGTTTGTTTGTTGTGTCCCATTCTATAGGGATTACTTTGATGCCGATGTCGGTATATTCGGCATGGATTTGTTTTATCATGTTGGGTTGGTTTTTGACTTATATCTCGGTCATTAAGGTCATATTGTGCCTTTAATGACTTGTAATCTGGTCAAATATAATGAAGAATTCCTCCGGTGTATGCACAAACTCATAAATCCCCCCGGCTTGTCTTTCCCGTGCTTGTTCGGCTAATTGTTCCTTTGATGGTCGGTCTTTGCCTACCTTAATTTCGATTTTCACCGATTTGCCCTGTATAGTCGCCATTATATCAGCCGTTCCTTTGCGTGTTGTGGATGGTATGTATCTGCCTTGCAGGTATCTTCCTGCACTACTTACCCTTGTTGCATTGCCGCCTGTCCAGTTGATGTAGTTGATGCAGAATTGTGTTAATCCGTTTGCCGTTTCCACTTTCGGGAAGTTAGCCGGACCGGTGTAGAATCCATCCTTTACAACTGACGGTGTATGCTTTAAGGTGTGCTGATAGTGTGCGGTGTTATATCGAATCCGCCATTCGGGGTAGTGTTTCATATTGCTGAATTGCTTTAAATATTTGATAAACGACTTGCGGCACTATAGCGTTTCCGGCTGCTTTGATTGATTCGTTTCGCCACTTAGAAAAGGTAATTCCGTCCAGTCGGGAGGAAAGCCCATCATTTCGAGTACAAATTGGGGATTGAGTTGGGAAGTTTTGCCAGTTTGAGCGAACGCATCCGGTAGTGAGTTTGTCTGATTCCTTCCCGCTTCCTCCAATGCTTCCGTTGACCTGGCTCCCTTGTAATCTCTTGTTGCAGGTGTCGGCAACATCCCCATACTCATTGCCCGTGTCAGCGTTACTGAGTGCATTGAACCCTCCTTCACCTGGCTGCTCTTCATCGTTGCCGTTGCGTTCGTTGAGTCCATTGCCGTTGGGGTGGGGAGTAGTTGATTCCTCGCTATGTCGTTTAAGCTTGGCCCCCATCTCACTCCGTTCTTGTCTATATTCACAAAACCTTGTGGCGTCTTTATTAATGTTTTCCCCGAATTTGCACTCTCTGCCATACCATCGAATGTCTTTGGCGTAGGCAACAAACCAAACCCTGTCCCTTCTGTGGGGAGCGTTGACGGATACAGCTGGCAGTACATACGGCCATACTTCGTACCCCTGAGCTTCCAGGTCAGCTTGCACCTCGTGGAATACCAACCCTCCTGACCAATTAACAAGGCCGAGAACATTTTCGCCCACAACCCAACGTGGTTGAATTTCTCTAATTGCTCGCAGCATTTCCGGCCAGAGATGTCGCTCATCTTCTTTGCCTTTTCGTTTTCCGGCTGATGAGTATGGCTGGCATGGGAATCCTCCTGTGAGGATGTCAATGTTTCCTCTGTGAATAGTGAAGTCTGTTTTAGTGATGTCATTGTATTGTATTGCTTTAGGCCAGTAATGATGTAATACTTTTTGTCCAAACTCATTCCATTCGCAATGGAATACGTTTTCCCATCCCATCCATTCGGCTGCTAAATCAAAGCCGCCTATTCCGCTAAATAGTGATCCGTGGGTCATATTAATCAAGATATAACGCTCTTTTATTCGGGTTGTCGGAGTTGTTCCCAATCTTCGATGGTAGGGGAAACATCAACTCAAACTGCTTTTCCGGCACCCATGCACCGCCAATGTAACGGTACCATTTGCCGTCTTTGAGCATTGCAGTAGTATTAGTGCGGATGTCTTTGTTGCGGAGGTATTGGTGGATTGTCATAAAGTACAAAATTAAGGGGAAGGTATTACCCTTCCCCGTGTGAATTAAAATGGGAGATCGCCTTTGTAATGATTATCAACAGGCGGCATAGGTACTGCATAAATCGGAGTAACCTGCCTGTTTTCCGCAGGTACTGCTTGCTTGTTTTCAGCAGGTGCATCCTTCTTTGGAGCAAGTGTAACCTTGTTGTCAGTCCACACTACTGCACCGTTGCCAAAATAGGTCTTGGGTTCTTTCGATTCCCTTTGCTCCTTTGTCTGTGCAAGGTACAGAGATACGTTCTGATTGTAGGCATTCGCTTCATCGTTTACTGCGATGGTAAAAGCCACCCCTTTTTCTGCTTGTGAAAGGAGTTGTTCAAGTTTCGCCTTTGTGATGTAGGCGTTAATTAGTGTTGCCATTGATTCGCTGGGTATTCAGAGCCAGTGTGATTAAGAGTTTAGTATTGATTGTGGAATATTACGATGTTCTTTTCTATTTTTCATTTCCCAATTATAATCTATCAAATAATTGTGTGAATTTCCAATTAAATCATATTTGTCTTTACTAAATGATAACTTCAAAAATGTTCTCATTCCCACTTCTGTAACAGGGGCAACCTTATGTATGTTATATTGATTAAGGCGTAATAACTGATTTTCTCTATAACTATAATTGTTAAAAGGAATAGCTTGTTTTTCCATCACTTCAATTGAAAGCAAATCATCTAATGGTAAATGAAATTCAGTTCTATTAAAAATTGTAGGGTACTTGTCGCACCAAATATAATTTATATCATCAGTTAAGAACCCATCAGAGTGCCATCCAGTTCTGTTAAAAGAACAATTTGGCATTTGATATAAATGTTTTGCAGTTAAATAAACGTATGAATTTACATAATTATCTAACCCAAATTCACCTATATAATCACAACAAATTGCACCAATCAATTTATCAAAGCAGCTTAAGCGTTCCTCATAAATTGGTTGTGTTTGCTCTATCATTTTTATAGGCAAATATTGATAGAACATCATTTCATTGCATTCTACTTCAAATATTCCTAATGGTTTTGGAAGTTCACCGTATCTCATAGTGAATTTATTTGAGCTGTTTCAAATGTATTTTCAAAAACATAAAGACACAATTCCTGCATAATAAAAAGTTTACAAGTGCCTAAATAATTAAGTCTATCAATAGGAGTTTCAATAACTTGACCTGTTTTATAAAACTCTAAACATCTTTTTTCTTTTGGATGATTTTCATCTGTGTTTACTATAGCCCACAAAAAGAAAAGCCCATCTACATCTTCTACTCTTATTATTTTGGCATCTTTAGGTAACTCAATAATATATTTTTCTTTTGTAGGTATTGAGTATTTATAAATCTTATACATTTTGTTATTTTTTTGATTAGTTAAGAGCCATGTACGGGACTCGAACCCGTATCTCTCCGCTACAATGCGAAGGCGTTATCCCAAGTCGGTATTCATTCCCGATTACGCTAACATGACTGCCGTGGTTATTTCAACGTAACTGCCACACTCGTGGTGGAAGTTTTCGCCGGTGGATAATGTGTTTCTACTTCGCCTGTTTCGGGATGTACTACTTGAATACCGGATGCAGGAAGTCCTTTGTGATAGGCCTCCAATTCCTTTATTGCATAGTTAATAGCATACTCTTTTTCGTACAATTCAGCCAATTTATTATTCCCACACTGACTATAATCATACTTAACCCCCACCTCTCTAATATCTACCTTTGCGGTGTGATACTGAAACGATTTGCCGTGCTTAAGGCACTCATCTAATAATATGGCTTTATAAGGTTCCATCCCCGTTAGCTGCTTAATCACTTCCTCTGCTGACTTCAATCTCAGGTGCAGTTCAAGTGGATTGATACGCCCATTTAATACTTCATCGAAGATTTCACGTACAAGTTGTGAGCGTTCTTCCTTCGTAGTGTGGTTGAATTTAATCAGTTCCATTGTCGTTTGAGTTTATGAGGTTAAAGATTTGTTGTTGTTCTTCCGTCAGTTGGCACTCTGTGCGAACCCAGTCATACACGGTTACGGTTGAACCTTTGATACATTCGCCGTCTTGTATCTTAACGAGTGCTGACTGGAATTGATCGTTGGTCAGGATCCGTTTAGTAGGTTCTACTGTTGGCAGTTCGGGAAACTCCATTTCTTCAGGAACGTACACCGGTCCTGCAAATACATCGGGAGTGTACCACTTTACCCCGTTAGACATTGCACGAGCAAAAAGCATATTGCGTGGGAATCTCTCCAGGTTCTGTGTACCTGCTTTCTTTGCTTCTTCAATGGTGAAAGTGGAATTTCCGATTAATTCCTTGCCCTCGTAGAAATCAATGGAGCATTTCTTGTCGGTTTGTTCTACTACTCTGTAATTGTACTTGCCAGATGCCTTAACCATACTTGCCATAATACCGGCTCCTATGGTTGGTTTACCTTTAATGATGTGGATGCCAGACATTGCGGCAAATGGTGCGATGCCCAGTTCGGCACCTGCTTGGATTTTTACGATTGCTTGTGCGGCTGATTTGATATCGGGGAACATTCCCGATTCTGCGAAGGCCTTACCGATACTCATTATTTCGGTGGCCGTGTGTTTAATGATGTTCATGTTAAATTGGTTTAGGATGTAAAATTCGGAGATACTTTTGTAATTACCAAATATTTTTGTAGTTTTGTCGAAATATATTTTATATGGAAAAAACATTAACGCCAGTTGAATGGATAGAACGACAATTAAAAAATCAAGGATTTTTATATGATTTAGACATTGAAGTTGCCAAAGAAATGGAAAGTAAACAAAAAGAATTAATTTTTAGTGAAGTACAAAATGAAATCAGAAAATTAGGATATTCATATCCTCATATTTTTCAAGGCAATCCACAATTAACAGAATTAGCATTAAATATTGCATATTTAAAAAACACACTATAAATTATGGAACAACTCAAACAACTATTACAAGGCGATCACATCTTTAACGTATCGCAAATTGAAAAACAGGCCGGCATCCGCAAATTAAAAGTGCATGGTTGGATAAGAGGAAAGGAAAAACTTTCACCCGATGAGGAATTGAAAATCAAGCAGTTACTAAAAAATTCCACTAAACTCAAAAAATAATTCCAAAAATATTTGGATTGTATGTGTGAATAACTTTATTTTTGCTGAAACAAAACCAAATAACATGACAAAGCACTGCAACGTTTATAAAGATTTTTTTCAGTTTAAATGGTTTGACGAATTACAAGTTGGTGATGTGTTTAAGTTCTGTCCTATAATTGAACCAGACCTACCAAGTAAGTTTTATACTGCATTTAAAAAAGATGAAGTAAAAACAACGATAAATTCAACATACGGAAAAGAATTACACACTATTGAGCTTGCAAATGATACACCAAGAGTGATAATGATTTTTCCAAACCGAAAAAAATGAACAAACAAACAAAAAAATAAAACATACAACCGGGGCAAAATTATTTATTAAACCAAAAAAACCAAATAACATGACCAAGCACTACAACGTCTATTTCCTCGAAACGGAAAGCCGTTTGACCGATGACCTTACCACGCTCGAAGATGCGGAAAAATTCATCGCTACGAAATGTCCCGGATGGGAGCGTAACCAGTTAGCCATTCGGGAAGAATACTGCATTTATGCGCACTCAAGTAGTATTGAAGCATTCCGGGAACTGCTGCACATGGACCCAACACAAAGGTACACTATGCCGGCTTCCATTTCAGGCACCAATGCCCCCAAAGAGTGGTTCAACCACGAATGGTGGTTTGATTCTCTTGAATCTGCGCAGCAGTTCATGAGTTACTTGGCTCATCTTTCTGTAACCCTGCAATGCCCTTCAAACATCGAATATAAGGGCATGACAATCGGAATTGAATAACCAATTAAAACCATAACCAATGACCACTATTATTTTTTCCACAATCAAACAAGCGCAGAATTACGCTGAAAATTTGGAACTTCAATACGAAAGGCATCTTAACCACATTATTTGTTATGATGATAGTGGGGAGATTAGCCATGTACTGAAATTCAAAAAAATGTTATCTTTGAAACCTACATCAGCCATTGTTGGCTCTTCATGTTGAGGTTTTTTGGTTTCCCCCGGTGGTCGGCATCGGGGGTTTTTTTACCTTTAATAATTACCAATGAAAATATCTTCCAAACTCATGTTCGATGTCTATGCGTGCATGGCAAATCAAATCAAGAAAAATGAATCCATACGCAATACCCGGAATCAACAGAGATCGAAAAGCATCAGTAGATGCAGAGTGAATAATAACTACTGTTTGCTCCGATTGGGGAATAACAAGGGATAACCTATTCAGCCAGGTAAGGGAGCGCAGATTTGTAGTACCTCGGCATATTTGCCAGTTCCTTTTGTTCGAGAAATGCAAACTGAATTACTCAAAGATTGGCCGGATGTTTGAACGGGATCACACCTCAATCATCCATAGTCGGAAATTAGTTAGCAACTTTCTCACGGCAAAGTATGACAACGATATTAAATCATACATAAACTCAAAACAATGGCTATAACATTAAATGAAGCAATCGAAAAGTCACCAATTTTAAAGAAAGAAATTGATGATGAAAAGCAAAAGGCAAAAGATAATTTTTTAATCGAAGCAAAAGAAAAAATTGATAGAATTATTGCGTTAAATATTGATGAAATTTTGAAACGCCCTATTGAGGTTCCAACTGATTTAAATTGTAGTAGATTATACAATTATATTGAACATATAGATAAAATGTATCAAGATTTTACAATTGACACTCATTGGGGCCCATTCGGTATCGGCAAAGGATGTGTTCAAATTAAATTAGCTGATAAAGATTGGGATTGGAAAGGGTATGGAATTAAAGAACAACCTGTTATTCAACCCGAAATTAAAAAACTATCTTTCATCGAAAAACTAAAACAATGGCTATAATCGCAGCGTTAATCTTCATCGGTACTTGTTTCCTTGCCTACCAATTAGGGCAGTATGATGCGAAGTATGGGAGGGAGGATAAGTAAAACAACAGTCAGGTGGCGGAATTGGTAGACGCACTATTAGGAGAAGGTTGGATCGATACTCTCCCTTCCTAACCGTAGGAAGTAGCATAGCTGGGTAATGCAACTAATAGGTTTGAGTGTACAATCAAATACAGGTTAGAATCCTGTCCTGACTACTTAAAAATTAATATTATGGTAGTAACATATATTGTAAATGTTATTTTTATTTTGTTTATTTTATTTATAGTATGGTTTATAATCTGTTCTATAATTTATAGAGAGAAAGATGGTGATGATTTTTCAGGACAAAGTGATAGACAAAAAAAGAATAACGATTATAATACAGACTACTACCCATAATAAAATAGTCAGGTGGCGGAATTGGTTCCGCAACGTAATTGAAGACAAAGATTGAGGGGTGGCGAATAAAGTAGCCCTCGCGCAGAAACTATCAAGCCGTCTTCCACAGGTTCAATCCTGTCCTGACTATTTCTCCACCAACCTATAACCTTGTTTCCATAATACATTAGTCAGCCGCTTTGATTTGCGAATGATAGCGGTTTCACTATCTGTTGGGTATAGTATGTGTAGTGCTTCATGTATGGTTATTTCTAACCGGTATTTGCCTTTGAGCCGTTCATCAATCTCAATGGTGTTATCGTCAATGTGCGCAAGGCCATCCGCTTTCTCCTTTCCCAACTTGCGCCTAACAACTTTCATATCAGTATAATTTACCATTGATTATCTGAAAGTTTTTCACATGGAAATCGCCTGACTTTTCTACAATTATATGGGCGAACCCATGCTGACTATTGCTAACCAACGGGGAATAATCGGGGCGCAATTCGCAGAGGCAGGCCGTTGACCAACAACTAATCACTTCGCCATCTAATGTAATTTCAGGGTGATGTGATGCCCGGTGAAGATGCCCTACTATAACGGTTTGCTTTGTGCGGAGAAAGGCACCTCTTGCAGGCGATACGGGTGCAAATACCCCTTTAAATATGTGATGCCCATGCGTTATTGATAACTTACCTGCTTTAACCAATACTTTATCATCCAACAGATGTACTCTTTCCTCATTAAGTTGTAACCTTTCCTCCAGGTGAAAATACGGGTCATCCCATATTTCAGATGCCTTTTGCAGTAGGAACTTTTCCCACCTTACACAATGGTTGCCCTTTAGCCAGTAAATGTGAGCATCTGGGAATACTGCCCGTAGTGATCGCAGGAACTGCTTTGTGGCATCAAATTCCTGCTTTACAGACCTTTTACGGGGGTCTTTCTCGAATCTGCTTACTTGGTGGTTATCAATCAAATCCCCGTTTATAAAGATTGTGTTAATCTTGTTTTCCACACCGTACTTGATAGCCAAATTAATGGCATCAATGTCATGGTAGGGGATGTGCAAGTCGGAAATCAGCAGAATGTTGTTACAGGCGGTAGGTAGCTTAAATGGTTGCCTTTTCTCTTGATGTGATTCCGGTAGGTTATACGGATTCATCGGTCTTTTTTCTTTCATGTAGTATTCGGTTTTTTTTACGCTTTTTGTGTATGCACTACCAAATTTACCCTCAATGTATCTCAAAAATGACCTTGCTGATTCTACATCTTTGAATAGCAGATTATTTTCAGCGTACATTATACGGGCAAGTTTCATTGAAGGCATATTTGCCCCATACTTATCGCGATACTGTC